TTCCATACCAACAAGTTGCAAAATATAGAGATCCAAATATTTCTCCCATGTTATTGCCAAATGTTGTTGATAATGTAGGCAAATATTATAATCATGCATATGTTTTGGTTGAAATAAATGATATCGGCGGTCAAGTAGCAGATATTTTACATTATGATTTAGAATATCCTAATATTTTTCAGACAAGTGTTATGGGAAGATCCGGTCAAACTTTGGGTGGGGGATTTGGAAAAAGTTCACAACTAGGAATTAGAACTACAAAAGAAGTTAAAAGAAAAGGATGCTCTAGTTTAAAAGATTTGATAGAAGGAGATAAACTACTTATTTGGGATCTTGATACTATTACTGAAATGACAACATTTATTGCCAAAGGATCTAGTTACGAAGCAGATGAAGGATATCATGATGACTTGATGATGACTTTAATTTTGCTTGGCTGGTTAGTGAATCAAAAATATTTTACAGAAGTCACAGATATGGATTTACGTGAAAAAATGTTTAAAGAGCAATTAGATGAAGCAGAGTCACAATTGATTCCTTTTGGATTTATAAATGATGGCAGAAATTCTTATGAACCAGAAACTGTTGATATGGGTGGTGAAAAATGGGTAGTAGATACAAAGTATTCTACTGATTATCTACACTAATGCGATAAATGTTTTTAGGATCTTCTATTTGATTTACTAATTCCTCTATATCATATTTTAAATCGGGTCTCAATTTTTTCAATTTCTCCAAATACCTCACAGATTCATTGAATATCATTTCAGGATTAATTCTTAATTCATAGAATCTGTTTCTCGTTTCACTTTTTGTAGTTAGATATAAATGTTCTGGATTTACGCAGTATGTGTTATTGCATGATTGATGAACTATTTTATCTTGTTCAATAGGCCCCTTATAAGCAATGTATGCAAATCTATGAGCAGGAATTGATTTTCCATCATACGAAAACATGCCATAACCCTGTTTCGTTTTACTTGCGGCCCAAAACCAACAGTCATTTGTCACTATAATTTTTTTTTCAAACCTTATCTTTGCCTTCTCCATGTTTTATTTATATTAGACTAAATAAAAACATTTCTAAAATCTGCTAAAATATAAATATATTGAGAGCAATTTTTTAATAATTTAGGGAGAAATAATATGGCCTTTCAAGTTAGTCCAGGCGTAGCCGTAGCAGAGATCGATTTAACTACTAGAGTACCCATTCCTTCTATTTCAGATGGTGCTATAGCAGGGAATTTAACATGGGGACCCTTGGAGGTTGCTACATTAGTTACTTCAGAAGATGAGATGGTTGCTGTGTTCGGAAAACCGAACGCCAATACATACAAAACATTTTTTAGTGCTACGGGTTTTTTGAATTATTCAAACAAACTAAGAGTTGTCAGGGCGGCTAATACATCGACTGCTAAAAATGCAGTAACTGGTGGTGCCGCAATTTTAATTCGTAACAATTCCGAATATCAAAATACATACGAATCTACAACAACTTCAGGAACAAGTTTTACAGCAAAATATCCAGGAGTACTTGGAAATTCATTAAAAATGTCCGTTTGTGTTGCAGATAGAGTAAATACACAAGTTTCAGTTGATGGTGTTGTTTCTCCTGCAAGTACTACTGATTTGACCCTTACAGGCACATGGCTTGCAGAAGCAGATTCGACAACAGTTACAGGAACCAGTACACTAGCAGATACAGAATTAAGAATTGGAGATGTAATCACTTATCTGGATCCCAGTACTAATGCTAATAGTGGAATAGTAACTTCAATTACTTCTAATACTGAAATTACACTTGCACAAGCTACAGGCGGACTGGAAAACATAGGACTTGGAGGCGATACTGCAATTACTGGTACGTGTTCACTTTCAAGGAAAAAAAGATCCGCATTTTTCGAGCCAGCAGTTAATATGCTTGGCAATCTTTCTATCTCTGCAGGGTCGACTACTGTTACAGGAACACATACTAACTTTACTCGACAAGTACATGTGGGAGACATTCTTACATTTAAAGATGATACAACCGATTCGAATCAGAGAAGAAGAGTGACAGCTATTGCAAGTTCAACATCATTGACTATTGCAAGTAAAGTAGATAATGCAGTAACAGTGGCCGCCGCATATGGAGGAACTTGGACTAGAGAATGGGAATATGCCGCTGATTTTGCTTCTACTGGTCCTCTTACCAGCCCCGAAGCCTATAAAATAACGGGATCTAAAGATGTTGGAGATGAAATTCATATCGTAATAGTAGATGAAGATGGTGAGATTTTGGGAGTAAAAGACAAAAGACCCGCCGCAAAGCAAGTTATTGAACGGTATCCCAACCTATCTGTAGCAAACGGAGTAACAGGAACAACTGGTGAAATTATCTATTACAAAGACGTAATGAACAACTCTTCCGATTATGTAAGATGGACAGACCATGATGCTATGGGTGATGCGCCTCTTGATGCTGGATCTAATAAAATTACTCATGATTGGGGAGCCACTCTTGATCAAGGAAATACTTCAGCAGTTTTTGCTGGATCGTTTAGTGGTGCAGGTGCAAATGGAATTATGACTGCTAGTTTATCCTTAGGAGCCGATGGTTATAGTGCTACAGCTTCAGATGAAATTACTGCTTATAGTTATTTCAAAGATCCTGCAAAAATAGATGTTTCTTTAATAATTTCAGGAGAAGCATCAAATACCTTATGTACATATCTGATCAATGAAATAGCAGAGACCAGAAAAGATTGTGTTGTATTTATTTCTCCTGAAGAAGCAGATGTTGTTAATAAAGAAGGATCTGAAATAACAAATACAATTGCTAGAAGAAATGCATTACCAAGTTCAAGTTATGCTGTTATGGATGGAAGTTACAAATATCATTTTGATCGTTACAATTCTGTTTATAGATGGGTTCCAATGAATGCTGATGTTGCTGGAATTTGTGCCCAAGCAGATAATGTTAATCCTTATATTTCACCTGCGGGATTTACAAGAGGACAAGTAAATGCGGAATTTTTAGCATATATTCCAAATAATGCAGAAAGAGATGATTTGTATATAAATGGAATTAATCCAATAGCATCATTTCCTGGAAAAGGGAAAGTTTTATTTGGTGATAAAACAATGTTGGCAAGACCATCGTCTTTTGATAGAATCAATGTACGTAGACTTTTTATTATTCTAGAAAAAGCTATAGCAAATGCCGCTGAAAATTTATTGTTTGAATTTAATGATGATTTTACACGATTAAATTTTGTTTCTATAGTTGAACCCTTTTTAAGAGATATTCAAGGACGAAGGGGAATAGAAGATTTTAAAGTAATCTGTGATGGCACAAATAATACGCCTGTGGTTATAAATAGAAATGAGTTTAGGGGAGATATTTTTATTAAACCTACTAAATCAATTAATTTCATTGGATTAAACTTTGTCGCAGTAGCTTCAGGAGTTGAATTTTCTGAAGTGGTTAACGCAATTTAAGGAGAAAATAAATGGCATTTAATATTGAGGCTTTTCGTGGGGCTATGAAGTTCGATGGACAAAGACCTAATTTATTTGAGGTATCAATTACTGGCGCTGATTCCAATATTTTTGATAGTACGGGATTGAGTATGTTCGCCAAAGGAACATCAATACCTGGAGCTACAATTGGAACAGTTATAGTTCCTTATTTTGGTAGAGAAGTTAAGATGGCGGGAAATAGAACCTTTCCAGAATGGACCATAACAGTTCTTAATGACGAGAATTTTACTTTAAGATCGCAATTTGAAAGGTGGATGCACGCCATAAACTCTCATGGAAGTAACGAGCGGGCTACAACCAGTCCTGATGCATATTGGGGAACGGGAAATGTTAAGCAATACAGTAAAAAGGGCTCCACCGCTGGTACTGCAAATTACTCATTTGTACACATGTTTCCAACTGATCTTTCAGAAATTACCCTTGATTGGGGAGATAATGATACCATTGAAGAATATACTGTAACTTTTGCTTATGATTATTGGACCCGTGTGAAGCCGTTGCTGGCAGGTGGAACAGGAACACCGGCTCCATCAATTCTTCAAGGCAAGAGTTAACAATAAAGTTCAATTTTTCTGATTTTGCGAGTGAATAAATATAAATTAGTAGTATTGTATTATTTTTATTTAACTCGCATTCAGGAAATATTATGCCTATTGAATTGTTCGGTTTTTCAATCGGAAAAAAAGAAAAGAAAAACGTAAAAGCCCAAACTTTTGCTGAACCAGAATATGAAGACGGTTCATTGACCGTAGCATCAGGTGGTGCTTATGGAACATATGTTGATACAGAAGGAGCTATAAAAAGCGAATCTGAGTTAATAAACAGATATCGTGATATGGGTCTTCAAGCAGAAGTAGAATGGGCTATTGATGATATTATTAATGAAGCAATTGTAGCCTCAAAAGAAAAACCCCTTGTAAGAATTAACGTAGATAATTTAAATGTTTCTGAGCCCATCAGAGACAAAATAAGACTAGAATTTAAAGCAATAAGTAGACTTCTAGACCTACAAAATTTAGGACATGATGTTTTTAAAAGATGGTATGTTGATGGTAGAATTTATTATCATGTTATTGTTGATGAAAACAATATGGAAAAAGGTATTCATGAATTAAGAGTATTAGATCCTAGAAAAATAAAGAAAATTCGAGAAAAGAAAAACGACAGACAGCCTGACGGTAAAACAAAAACCTCCGTCACAGAATATTATGTTTATAATCAAAAAGGTA